CGAAGAGTTCGCCTATTTTGTGATCGAATACACGTCCGGCTACTACCGACACTTCGGGTTCGGTGACATCGTCATGCACGGCTCTTGGACCGGGGGCGGGTTCTGCTTCGGTCACGAATGGAATCAAGGATCAGACATCGACGAAGTCAACGCGTCAACACACAGCGTTCTCTTCGACGGCAACTATTCGGGAACGGCCGAGGCCGCGACGATTCGTATGGAAGGATTCCCGAACGAGCCGACTGATTGCGAATGGGGGATCGCCAGCGTGACAAGCGGCGCTCTCGGCAACGACACCGCCGGCAACGGCCGCTACCGGGTGCAGGGCGGCACGCGCCGCGGGCCGTTCGTGCAGGCGTTTGGCTTCATGGACCCGCAGTCGACCGACGCATACATTCCGGGCTCCCCGATCCCGCTCGTCGCGTGGGACCCCGATCACTCCGCCCCGTATCATTGGTATTGGCTGGGCGAGCTCCCCTTGATCTACCTCGGCAGCATCAAGAATTTCACCGACGAGCAAGAAGTCACGATCGGCGGCGAGACGTGGAAGATCTTTCCCCTCGTTCGTTCGGCGTGGTCGGCCGGCAGCGGTCTCGAGCAATCGGGGAACGCTGGGGTCTGGTATCGAAAGGCGTGAGTCGTGGCGGACTGGGCGTTTGATCTTGGGTCGGCAGAGTGGGACGGCGGCGACTCGGCCCCGTTCGCCGTTGGTACAGCCGCGTCGACCGACACGACAACCAACGACAATGGCCCCGGCGTGCTGTGGTGGGAGCGAATTCACGTTCACCCGCGCGAGATCGAAGTCGGGAACATCGTCACGACGACTGTCGTTGAGCTCGACGTCTTCAACGCTTATCGCGACGATGACAAAGACTGGGACGATCTCGACATCAACGCGAACGGCGTCACGGTCAACAACCCCTCGCTTCCCGAGACGCTGCAAGAGCTCGAAGGGATCGAGCTTGATGTCACAATCTCGGCCGAGGGAGCAGCGAATGTTGATGGGAACTTGACGTTCACTTTCGGCTCGACGACCATTGTCGTTCCGCTCATCTTCCAGCGCCTTGTCGCGATCGCGTTCGTCCCCGAGACGAATGTCGTCGAAGACCTCGAATGGCAAACGAACGTCATTGAAGCACTCTCCGGCAAAGAGAAGCGGCAAGCCGTTCGACGCCGCCCGCGGCAATCGTTTCTCTACGAAATTGCTGTCGAGGATGGAACCGAGCGTCAGAGGCTCGAAAATCTGCTCTTCCTGCACACTGGCAAGCTCGTCGGAGTGCCCGTCTGGGCCGAGCCAACCCGCCTCACGGGCGACGTGTCAATCGGAGCGACGTCGTTGTCGGTGACTTCAACCAACTACGCCGATTATCGAGACGACGGGACCGCGGTTATCTGGGTCGACGAGACCGACTTCGAGGTTGTCAACGTCGAATCATTCACGACGACAACGATCACGCTCGCGACCTCGACCGCGAACGCCTTCGACGCCGGCGCTATCGTGATGCCGCTACGGATCGCGCAGCTCTTGTCGCCGGCGGGCTCGACCCGGCAGCACCTCGGCGAGACTCGCTACCGGCTGCAATTCATTGTCACCGACAACGACACCGAAATCGCCGACGATTCGGCATTCTCGACGTACAACTCGAAAGTTCTGCTCGACGACCCCAACTTCGGCGAGTCGGTGCGAGAAAGCTACACCCGGAAGGTTCATGTTCTTGACGGCGGGAGCGGACTCCGCGCACCCTACACGACCTCAGACGTCGCGCGTCGCACGTCGCACAAACAGTTCATCACTGACTCGCCTCAGACCCTTTGGGAAACCCGGCAGCTTCTCCACGCGCTTCGGGGTCGTCAAGTGTCGTTCTACCTCCCGACCTTCGGCCAAGAGATCACCCCGACGCAGACTCTTGTAAGTGGGACCGCAACGATGGACGTCGCGAACGTTGGCTTCACCGACACGGGCATGGTGTCGCCGCGCGACGAGATTCGGGTCGTCAAGACCGACGGCACAACGCTCGAACGCACCGTGACTGACGTGTCGGAAATCGACGCTGACGAAGAGAGAATCAGTGTTGACGAGAATTGGCCTTCAAACATCACGGTTGATGAAATCGACCGCGTCGAAATCCTCGAGCTCGTGAGACTCGACTCAGACAAGATCCGCATCCAGCACAAGGAGGTCGGCGGCGATGCAACGATTGACCTCCCAGTCAAGGCGGTTTTGACGTGAGCTATGTCGTCGAAGAAAGCAGCGCCGAATCAGGACGCCCGATTGAGCTCTTCCAGATCACGTTGGGATCTGACGTGTTTCGCTACACCTCCGCGGCCGAGGACATCACCGCCGATGGGAACGATTGGAACGCGATTCCGATCTTTCGCGGCGAGATTGAGCTCGGCTCCGACGCCCGCGGTAACCCGCTAACGGTGACGGTCGGTGGCGACAATCAGTTCGCGCAGAACTTCGTCGAGAACGCTCCGCCCCACATGCCCGAGATTGAGATCTTCAGTGTGCATTTTGGCGACATCTCCGACGTCAGCAAGATCTGGGAGGGAGAAATCACCGAAATCGTCTGGGTCGACGACGCCGCCTTCGCTCAGATCATCGCCCGCCCGCCCGAGGCGGGTCTCGACTCGCGCACGCCGCGCCGCGATTCGGGCGCACTCTGCCCCTACATGCTCTTTGACACACAATGCACGGTCTCCGAAGCATCGCACAAGTACGACGGAATCGCCGGTTCTGTCAGCGGGAACACGCTCACAGTGTCTGGGCTCGATGCCGCGAAGCTAGTCGGTTGGGCGACAGCCGGCAAGATCGTCTTCGGCAACGACTATCGAGTCATTGTCGCTCACACCGCAACCGACACGCTCGAGCTCGGCTCCCCGCTCAACGAAGATCCGACAGGCGAGACGGTCTCTGTTTACGCCGGCTGCGATCACACGCTCGCAACGTGTAACTCGAAGTTCTCGAACGCCGCCAACTTTGGCGGTCGTCCCTACGTCCCCGGGCGCGACATCAACGAGTCGGGGATCTCCTAATGCACTTTCTCGTTTCTTTGGGACTCACCGCCGCGGCGCAATATCTGTCTTACCGCTTTCTCCGGCAAAAGGAAGACGACGCCGACATCCCCGATATCTCGGTGCCGACAACGTCGGAGGGGCGAAAGGAGCCCTACGTCTTCGGGCAAGTCTACATCGAATCGCCGAATGTTCTTTGGTGGGGCGACACCCGAGTCGAAGAGGATCGCGAAGGAAGTTGGACGCACATTATCACGCCTTGGAAGGACCGCGGCAAGCTCGTCGGCTATCACTACCACGTCGGCATTCAATACGGGCTCTGTCAGGGAGAGATTGACGAGATCGCCGACATCTGGATCAATGAACGCAAGGTCGGCGAAACATGGGACACCGAGGGAGAGACGCGCAGCTTCATTCACTCGCTCGGCCCAGACACCGAGGGAGAGGGTCACTACGTTAGCGTCGTCGACGGCTACCTCGGCTCGTCGACGCAGGCGGTGAACAGCTACCTCGACTCGTTGGCCGAGCTCGACCCGCTGCCGGCCTACCGAGGGCTCGCGTATCTCGTCTTCCGCGGACCCTCCGCGGATCGCTACGATTCCGAAGGTGGGCTTGTCGGCCGCATCGGCAACCAACCGAGGCCAAAGAAGCTCGCCGCCGAAGTTCGCCGGCTCACCAGCGTCAACCCACTCTCGCTCTCGACCGCCAACAACAAAATCGGCTACAACTCGCGCCAGCTCAACCCGATGAGCGTCGCTGTTCACCTCATCACAGACGCACAGCACTTGAACGCGTCGATCTCTGACGTCGACACGACCATTTTCTCGACGGCCGCCGCCACGCTCGCAACCGAAGAGAACGGGATGTCGCTGAAGGTCGAAGCCGATCAGAAGCTCGAAGACGTGTTGAACATCATCGAAAAGCAGATCAACGGGTTCATCTTCAAGAACCCAGCGACCGGGAAGTGGGAAGTCAAGCTCGCGCGCGCTGATTACTCTATCGGCGATCTCGATCAGCTCGACGAGGACAACATCGAAGAGATCGTCGAGTTCCGCCGGCCAACTTGGGCAGGAACGACGAATCATGTCAACATCAAATTCACCCACTACGACTCGTCAACCGACGCGTGGAAGAAAGACGCGTGGGCTCGGATGCACGACATCGCGAATTTCGCGATTCAGGGACGCTACGTCCCGATCGATCTTTCGTTCCCCGGGTGCGCCGATCCCGAGCTCGCGAACGACCTCGCGACGCGCGAGCTTGTCGCTCGAAGCCGCCCGTTCGGGTCGGGCATCATCAAGGCCGATCGGTCAATGTCGCATGTCACCCCGGGAACCGTGCTGAAGCTCACCTACGCCGGCAATTTGAACGTGACGAACCTCCCGATCCGGGTCACGAAGGTCGGCCGCGGCGCAATCGGTGGCGGCGTAACCCTTCATTTCTCAGAGGACATCTACGCCGCCGCCGTCGGCGCTTACAGCGACCCTCCGGATTCAGGATGGACAGACCCCGCCGCTGCCGCGGTGGCGGTGCCGACGAACGAGAGCTACGCAATCGAAATGCCGTATGCCGTCGCCCGCCGAGTCGCGCCCGAACCCGACGACGCGCTCGACTACCTCTGCTTCTTTGCGGCGCGCCAAGAGCTCGAGCATTCGCACAAGATCTACACCCGGGTCGGGTCCGACCCCTACGACCTCGATGCGTCCTACTCAACCTTCGCCCTGCTCGGAACCCTCGACTCGAATCTTGGCGCCGGCGCGACGGCGCAGCCGTCAGCCACTCCCGGCGAAGACATCGCGATCTCGAGCCTCGGCTATCCGGGCGTCTCGGAGACGTTCACCAAGACGCTCGGCGAGCTCGGCGGCAACCTCGAGCACCTCATCTTGATCGGCGACGAGTTCATGCTCGCTCGCGACATCGAGAACACCGGCTCGGGCTACAAGCTGAAGCGCGTCTATCGCGGCGTGCTCGACAGCGCCCGCCGCGACCACTCGGCGAGTGCTAAGGTTTTCTACGTCCAGACCATCACGCCGGGGAGCAAGAAATATGCTCAGGCGGCGACGGTCGACGTTCAATTTCGGCCCGTAACGATGACCGATGAACTCACGTCCGGCGACGCGAACACCGAAACCGTCACTCTCGCCAACCGCGGCCGCCGGCCCTATCCCCCGACCGAGCTCGAGATCGAGGGCACGCGCTACCCGACCGGGACGATCTCGCTCGACTCGACCACGGCTTCGGGCTCCGGCCTCGACGACGTTGGGTTCGACGTCGAATGGCGCCGGCGAGACTTCCGCATTTACGACGAGGTCACGAACACGACGGTCGACGCGGCGACGACGAACCCCGACTTCCCCTCGGCGACGACGACCCAATACCGAGCGACTGTCACCGAGGACCCGTCAGGATCGCCGACGGTGCTCTTCTCGACCGACTGGCAGAGCTCCGCGGCCGACGTCGTCACACGAACCGAGATCCTCGGCAACAACGCCGGCGTCGTGCCGAGCGAGCTCCGGGTCGAGGTCGAGACGCGCCACACGTACAACGGCACCATCTACACGGCGACGCAGGATGAGACGTGGGACTTCGACACGTCCTCGTCGGCCCTTTCCGGACTCGACAATCATGGCGTCATCGACAACGCCGAC